CAGTTAGTCCTTCCGCCGATACTTGATATCCGCCATGCCGACGGACACGGTTAAACCTCGGTCCGATCTCAACAGGTTGGGGATCTCCCCTTCCTTCGAGTTCGAACGTAGAGATTTGCCGCAAGAGGGAGTTGTTCGTTCCTTCGCACACGTGAGTTTTTTCTTTCACGAGTGAGTAGTAGCGAATTTCATCCGACTGCAGCCTTCCTTTTTGGAAGTACCGAAACATCAGAAAACTAAACTGATGCGTCCCATGCTGGTCGACAGAGATACGCGAGTAGCGCGCCCTGTAACATAACGACAACCTTTGGAGGTCATCACTACATTTAAAACCGGCATCATCGGGCATGTGGTCGGGCACAATCTTCAGTCGAAGCCTGTGCCTTTCCAAGAGAGATAGTAGGTACCGAAGAGCGTGTTTCTCGTACAACCATGTTAGCGGTCCGAAGTACTTAATGTACAAGGCCTTGACACGGTTGAGGAGAATATAAAGCCACGCCTCCAAGTCCCTTTGTCTCTCCGAATTCGGCCCTTGTATGTAATAGGGTCGAACGTCCACTCCTGCGTGGTAATCACCACCACAGGACTCTCTGAACCTCTCAGCCTTACCATAGAACGTCTTTTCTTCGTTCGGTAAGAATCCGACGAGGCGTGTAGTCTCCAAAAATAAGGAGACCGCACTCTCAGGCAGTATGCAGTCGTCACCGAAAACCGAGACCTGCTCCGCGTACCATTCAGGTACGTGCAGAACATTGTCGCAGTTCTCACTGGTGTACAACGATGCAACGCCAAGAGACCAGAAAACGAGAGTCTCAAGCGGAAATGTAACCGCATTTCCCATTGTCGCAAACATGTTCAGAGCCACGAGTTCACCATTCAAGGTCATCTCGCGAGTTCTTACTAATGAAAGGAGACTAAACCACTTCGGTGGTAATAAATACCTTAGCAGCTCAGTCGACACACAGTCAGAGGCGGAAGAGAAGTCGATGGTGGCCTTACGGCCAGTAATCGAGGAT